AGGTACATAAAAAATAATGTGGAGTCAGTACTTATTAGAATTATTTCAATTAGAAAATGACCAAAAGAAAAAAGAAAGATCCAAAAGTAGGAACTGGAAAGAAACCAAAAGGTTCTGGAAGAAGATTGTATACAGACGAGAATCCTAAAGACACTGTTAGGATAAAGTATGCAACGGCCCAAGATGCTAGAGATACGGTAGCAAAGGTCAAGAAAGTTAAGAAACCGTTTGCCAGAAAGATACAGATACTGACTGTCATGGAACAAAGAGCAAAGGTAGCCGGTAAACAGGAACAAGCTAGAATAGCCAAACGTGGCAAAGAAGCAATTAGGAGACAGTTTGGCAAGGCTTAGATACGACAGGTTTTACTACAAACCGTTGCCTGACGAAGTGACGGTGGGTGAAAGTGATATAGATGGGTTAGGTATTTTTGCCACGCAAAGCATAGAAGAAGCATTTGATTTAGGTAGCACACACATTAAGGTGCCTATGATTGCTGGGTATATACGAACTCCACTGGGTGGTTTTATCAACCATTCAGAGGAGCCCAACTGTTATTTAGCGTTATCCCAAGATTGGGATGACTACAAAGTCTACAATTTAGTGACTCTTCACAAGATAGAAGAAGGTGAAGAGATAGTGCTAGACTACGATATGTGACATAAGGGTTGTGCGATGGGCGAGTTAAAAAAATGGCTCAAACAAAACTGGGTACGGATCGGAACAGACGGGAAGATCAAAGGACCCTGTGGCACAAGCAAAGATAAGAAGAATCCTGATCGCTGCTTACCGGCAGGAAAGGCCAGGAGTCTTTCACGTTCCGAACGTGCAGCAACCGCTCGAAAAAAGAAAAAAGCAGGAGCGAAAGGTAAAACTGTAGTCGCTAATACACCTAAAGCAAAGGTGCGAACAAAGCGAAAGACCAAAAAACTGTAAGTAAGGAGTAATGTAAGATGCCGGTTCGTAAGAAGTCCAAAGGTAAAATGGTCAAGAAAGCCAAGGGTGGAATGATTAAGAAAGCCAAGGGTGGAATGATTAAGAAAATGAACGGTGGTGTTGTGCGACGTTCAAAAGGATCTATGGTCAAGAAAGCCAAAGGCGGCATGGTAAAACGCGCCAAGGGTGGAATGGTCAAGAAAGCCAAAGGCGGCATGGTAAAACGGAAGCGGTAGATGGCAACTTCAGGATCAACAGACTTTGATCTTGACGTTGCAGATGTAATTGAAGAAGCCTACGAAAGATGTGGGCTTGAATTACGAACAGGCTATGACGCTAAAACTGCACGTCGATCATTAAACATCATGTTTTCTGAGTGGGCTAACCGTGGGGTAAACCTATGGACAGTTCGTCAGGGCACGTTAACTGTGACATCAGGCACGGCTGCTTATACGTCAAGCAACGGATTAGCCACTCCTATGAGTGATATTCTTGAGGTTGCTATCCGTCGCAGTGGCACAGACTTCAGTGTTGATCGCATAAGTCGTAGTGAGTATCTAAATATTCCTGTTAAAACCACATCAGGAAGACCCTCACAGTTTTACTTTAACCGTCAGATTAGTCCTGAGATCACGCTTTGGCCTACACCAGAGAACAGTTCTGACATACTTGTGTATTACTACATCACTAGGATAGAAGATGCCGACACTTTGGTTAACACAACAGATTTGCCGTATCGTTTTCTACCTTGCATGGTTGCTGGTCTGGCTTACTATCTGGCCCTAAAACGTGCGCCTGAAAGAGTGCAACTGTTGAAGGTAGTGTACGAGGAAGAGTTCCAACGTGCCGCAGACGAAGACGAAGATCGAGTGTCTTTGAAGCTTCAGCCAGATATCCAGTACATAAGGTTCTGATATGGCTAGGTATGCATCTGCAAGAAAAACATACGGCATCTCAGACAGGTCTGGGTTTCGTTACCGTCTTCGTGAGATGCGTAAAGAGTGGACGGGGCTAATTGTTGGACCGGATGAATATGAGTCAAAGCATCCACAACTAGAAGCACCCAACAACGTATCTGATCCACAAGCTGTCCGCGATCCGCGTCCAGATCAAACAGAGACCGTATCTGTTTTTACTCTTACCGATTCAGTTGGATTACCCACGACAAGACTAGTGTCTTTTGGTCAGGTGGGTGAGGTCACGGTGACAACATGAGTTTTACACTTGCAACGTTAAAAACAGCCATACAAGACTATACTGAAAACACAGAGACAACGTTCGTTAACAATCTTCCTTTGTTTATCAGAGCGGCAGAGGAACGTATTTTAAAAAGCGTTCAGCTATCATTTTTTCGTAAAAACGTAACAGCCAACTTTAGTGCGTCAGATCAGTTTCTAGCAATACCAAGTGATTTTCTAGCACCGTTTTCTTTGTCGTTTACAGACAGCAGTAGTAATAAAAACTTTTTAGATTTTAAAGACGTTAACTATTTACAAGAATTTACACCTAATGCTGCTACAACAGGCACACCCAGATACTACGCAGTGTTTGATGTGAGCAACTTTATAATTGCACCAACTCCTGCCAGTGCTCTTGCTGTTGAACTACATTACTACTACCGACCAGGAAGCTTAACGACGGGTGGAGATTCAGGCACAACATGGCTTTCGGAAAACGCAGAGCTTGCTCTTTTGTACGGCTCTCTTTATGAGGCATACACTTTTATGAAAGGTGAAGCAGATGTGTTGCAAAATTACAACGCTCGACTAGTTGAGGCGATAAGCACGTTGAAGATGCTTGGCGAGGCGAAAGAGGTTACACACGAATATCGTGCGGGTAAGGTGGTTAGGCAGAAACAATGATGAATGGCATGAGCATGGACTTTGGACCAGCGTTTCAGGTTGAAATACAAACAACTGACAACAGAGGTCAGACCCCTGAAGAGGTTACGGCCCGGTGTGTCAATAAAATTATCAGTATATCTGACCACGCTACGCCAGAAGTAAGAGAGCAAGCTCATGCTTTTCGTGCAAATCTTGAAAAAATCATTGTTTTGTATATGAAACAGGCGATTCGTTCAGATCGAACGACTGTGTATAATGCAATCAAAGATTCAGGCCATGACAAGTTGGCTGAATACATAAGGAGACTGTGATGGCTTTTAGTGGAAACTTTTTATGTAGTTCCTTCAAGCAAGAATTGTTGGAAGGGAAGCATAACTTTTTAGCGAGTGGTGGGAACACGTTTAACATAGCTTTGTATACCAACAGTGCAAGTTTTACCGCTGCTACGACGGCGTATACAACTAGTAACGAAATTAGCGGAACCAACTACTCCGCTAAGGGACAAGCACTAAACCCAGTAAACCCTACCCTAAGTGGCACGACGGCTCTTGTTGATTTTGCAGACGAAGTGTTTTCAAACGTAACAATTTCGGCTGTGCGTGGCGGGTTAATATTTAATGACAGTGCAAGTGGTGATCCGACAGTGGCTGTTCTGGACTTCGGTGCTGATAAAGCAGCGAGTTCTGGCGATTTTACAATTGTGTTCCCAACAGCAGATGCGAGTAACGCGATAATCAGGATTGCGTAATGACCAGCGTTGTTGTCTCGCTCGGACTAGGGTGGAACTCATCCACCACCGGCTGGGGCGAAGGCGGCTGGGGTAGTGATGTAGCGATTGGAACAAATGCTACGGCATCTGTTGGATCGGTCTCTACAACGGGTGATGCAAACATCACCACAACAGGATTTGGGACGACAGCTAGTTTAGGTGTTGTCTTTGAAACACAGAACGGTGTTTCTGGTACAGCAACTTTAGGTAGTTTCTTTACCACAAACACAATAGGTGCAATGACATCATCGTTGGGCACGAGTAGTGTGACGGGCGATGCTAACATCACAGTAACAGGTTTATCCGCTACAGGTTCAATCTCTTCTCGTGGTGTTTTAATATGGGGAGAAATAATACCTGCGCCAGGAACGACGTATACCACGATAGTTCCTTCGCCGGGGACAACGTATACCGAAATAGTAATAAGGTGATTTAGATGGCTAGTACCTTTGTAAATGATCTCCGATTGGAGGAGATGGCAACAGGCGAAAACTCAGGGACATGGGGTACAAAGACAAATACCAGCCTTGAGTTGATCGGTGAAGCACTGGGATTTGGCACAGAAGGAATCACCACAAACGCCGATACCCATACCAGCACGATAGCAGATGGTGCGACCGATCCAGTTCGAGCGATGTTCGTTCAATACACAGGAACCCTGGATTCAGCGTGTACAATCACAATCGCTCCGAACACCGTGAGTCGCGTTCACATCATCGAGAACGCAACCAGTGGCTCTCAAAACATCATCATCAAGCAAGGCTCTGGAGCAACCGTCACCATACCAAACGGTAAAACATCCGTTGTGTATTTGGACGGAGCGGGTAGTGGTGCGGCGGTTGTTGATGCACTGACAGACCTGAACATTGCTGGAACATTCAACGCGGCAAGCGACATTGTTTCTGCTGGCACAGTACAGGCAACGGGTGACACAGCGGCAGGAGATGGAGCCGCGATGGGTTTCACTTCTGCTGAAGGTTTGATTCTGACGGGGCAGGGGTCTACCAACGACGTTACCATTAAGAATGATGCAGATGCAGATGTTTTGGAAATCCCAACCGGAACAACAAATGTCACCGTTGCTGGAGACATAACAGCCGCAGGGACGCTGCTTGCCACTGGCGATACAGCAGCGGGAGATGCCGCTGCAATCGGATTTGCGTCAGCGGACGGTATTGTCATAACAGGACAAGGTTCAACAAATGATGTCAGTATCAAGAATGATGCCGATGCTACAGTCATAGCGATACCAACAGGCACAGACGATGTTGAGTTTACAGACGATGTGAAACTCAAGTCGGATTCTGCCGTGCTGTCGTTTGGTGCAGACGGCGATGTCACCCTGACTCATGCGGCTGACACCAGTTTGACTTGCAACCTGATGATGGCGGCAACGACGTTTGAGCCTAGTGGCGACACAGCCGCTGGAGACAATGCGGCGATTGGCTTCACAGCCGCAGAAGGCTTGATCTTGACAGGCCAAGGTTCGACTAACGACGTAACCATCAAAAACGATGCCGACGCAGATGTAATCGAGATACCCACAGGTACAACCAACGTCACAGTGGCAGGTGGTTTGACGGTTGGTACTGTCGCGACAGCGAAGACAGACACAGATACATCGAACACAGGCAGTGTCACACTAGACTTTTCTGCTAACCAAAACTTTGTACTCACACTGACCGGTAACGTCACATTGGCTAACCCGTCCACTGAGACGGTTGGTCAGAGCGGATTCATCGTGTGCATACAAGACGGCACGGGCGGCAGGACATTGAGTTTAGGCACTGACTACGAAACAGCCGCTGGTGCAGGGATAACGCTTTCCAGTGCCGCAAGTGCTACAGACATTATTCCCTATGTCGTGGCGGCATCCAATCGCATCCTTTTGGGTGCGCCACAGTTGGCGTTTAGCTAATGTCTGGTCCATTCGGCTCATCACAATGGATGTACAACTCTAGTACGGAGTTCTATGGCTTTGATATCGAAAACTCCTTGCGTTTCGACGGAAGCGCATACCTTACAAGGACTTTAGGTAGCGCAGGAAACCGTAAAACTTACACGTTAAGCGTATGGGTTAAGCGATGGAAGTTTGATGGAGAGCAGTTTTTTTATTGTTCCGGTGGAAGTGATTTAAATGATTTTGGTGGGCCAGAATTCATAGGAAATAACATAGGCTTTCAAAATTATAATAACGGCACTCAAGTTCTTGTTCAGTCTACGGAATTGTTCAAAGATCCTGCCGCTTGGTATAACATCGTTTATGCGGTTGATACGACTCAAGGGACACTAGCAAATCGACTGAAAGTGTATGTGAATGGCTCTCAATTATCTGGTTTTGTGATGACCGATTCTGATTTTTCACAGAATTATGAAGGCCAAATAAATACGAATGGTCAAGTACACAACATCGGGGCAAGACACCCAAGTCCAAGTGGTGGAACAGGTCATTTTTATCTCGCAGAGTACAACTTCATAGACGGCTCCGCTCTTACTCCAGCCTCATTTGGGGAGACTAAAGAAAATATCTGGATACCGAAAGACACATCAGGATTGACCTTTGGGACGCAAGGATTCCGTTTGGAATTCAAAAATTCGGCTGTCGGATCAGCATCCTCCAGTACAGTCGGTGCAGATACCAGCGGTAACAATCATCATTTTGATTCTAGCAACGGATTTGCTACGACAGACAATATGATTGATTCGCCCACGGACAATTTCTGTACATTGAATCCTTGGAATAAAAATAGTGTTTTTACCTTATCTGATGGCAATTTATCTTTTACAGCTAGTAATAATAGATTTATTGCTAGCACGTTCGCTGTCAATTCTGGGAAGTGGTATTTAGAATTTTCTCCAACAGCGGGTGGAGGTAGCGGCGTAGGGGTCGGAATCATACTCGCAACAACTGATGTATCTGGATCAGCAGGGTTTGCGAATAGTGGTACATATACAGGCGTTGGATATACCACTAACGGGAACAAATATGTTGACAGTGTAGCGGCTTCTTATGGCAATTCTTATGGTTCAGGGAATGTCATAGCGATTGCGTTAGATTTAGATTCTTCTCC